CCGAGATCAAAAAGCATCTGACAAATACAACGCACAAGATGACAAGTTCAATAGTGCCTTGCGTAAAAAACAAAAAGACATGGAAGAAGGCAATGAGTTCAGTGGTGCATTGGACGCAGCCAGAGACGCCGGTGAAAAAGAATTTAAAGTAGACGGCAAACGCTATCCTGTAAAAGAAAATGGCCTACAACGCTACACCGGTATCAAGAAGTATGGCAAGGACGGCTTTGAGGCATTGCAAAAAGCAGGACGCGAAGGTGCCAGCGAAGAAGAAAAAGGTCGCATCAAGGACAAGTACCTTCCAAAAAAAGGTGTAGCCGAAAGCATCAACTTTGCTGAAATGATGAAAGAACAACATCAGACAGTGGATGAGTACCTAATGGAACTGCAGGCTGATATAGCAGAATTTAAAAAGTCTGGACGCATGAGTGAAAAGCTACGTGACAGCGTAGAAATGCACAAGTTCAGCAAAAAGCAATTGACAGACGCCGCCAAGCAACCTGTTCCGGCACCAGCACCAGCACCCAAACCACCAGGCATGATGCAACGTGCAGGTAGTGCTATTGCCAGCGGTATGAAATCAGCAGCCGGTGCAGTCAACCGTGTGGTTGGTCATCCCAGTGATGCAGAAATGCTAGACCGGTTGAAGAAAGATACCATGAAGGAAGAACTTGACGAGCTGGCACGTCTAGCTGGTCTAAGCGAAGGTCTTACAAAAAAACAAAAAGATAATATCGACAAGAACAAAAACGGCAAGATAGACTCAGATGACTTTAAGCGTCTGCGTGACAAAGTGTCAGAAGCCACAGTTGACGAAGACATGATCAAGTCTAAAAAAGAAGATGACAAAAAAGACGACGATGTCGAAGAAGGCGCCGGAGTCATGCATTTTAAAAATGAAAAGGCCAAAGAGGCTGGCAAAGACAGTTTCAAAGTTGGCGATGAAGAATTTCCAGTCAAAGAAGGCAAGAATGATTTAGAAAAAGAAAAAGTTGACGAGTGCGGACCAGAAATGAGTCCATTCAGTTCTATGGGTCATGCCGAAGCCGAGTCTGGTATGAGCATCAACTCTAGCATGGATACCAAAACTGGTCGTAAGACATTGAGTGTGACTGCTGATGGCGCTGCCGCAGAAGAACTGGCACAGATGTTGAAGATGGCCGGCATGGGCGGTCAAAGTCAAGAACCCAAGGCAGTTGTTATTCAAGCAGGTCCGGAAGAAGCAGTAGAAGAAGAGCGTGAAGGTCAATACGCCAACACACCGGATGAAGAAGTCGAAAATATCGATTCAATTATGCACCAGGGCAACGATCTAAATCGTGAAAAAGAACAGTATAGCACAGACCGCGGCAGAGACAATGCCATGGCCATACGTCGCGAAGGTATTGAAATGCCTAAGTCATTGAGCCGGATGCTGGAAGCTATCAAGATGGTTGAAGCTGAAAAGTGCAACCATACAGCCAAAGGCGAAAAATGTCCAGTACATGGCATGAAAGAATGCAGTTATATGGAAGAAGCCAAACCCAGTGCAGGCATGAGCAAAGGTGAAAAATCTAGCTTGGTTAAAAAAGCTCAGGCAGGTGGAGACATTGGCAAGCCAGGCAAGAGCTTTGACAAAGTGGCCAAAGCCGCAGGTGGTGGCGAAAAAGGTAAACGTATTGCCGCAGCCGCTATGTGGAAAAACGCAGCCAAGTAATATGGATCCTAAATTCTTTCGACAATACTCAGATTTGATCGCTGAAGCAGAGGCAGCACCAATTGTGAACGATGACTGGTTTAAAACAGGATCGTTTATTGCCGCTAAGATTTCTAACAAGATCGAACCTTTTAGGATTTTGAAACAACCTGAAATTATTAAATCATTAGAAAATAAGGCTTTACAAGGAAGAGTTGGTGATTACGTTATTACTGGACCAGAAGGTGAAGAATATCTTAATGATCCTAAAACTTTTCATGAGTTGAAAACAGACAACGGTGATGGTACCGCTAGTCCTAAGGCTATTCCTAAACAGGTAAAACTTGCGGATCATGATGGCGTACTACACACAAGTTGGGGAGACCTTACCTATACAACAGGTAATGATTATATTGTACGTCACGGCACAGGCGATTACGGTGCTGTGAAAAAAGATATATTTGCAAAAACTTATCAAACTCAATAAGGATCATCAATGAATTATCCCACACACCCGGTAGATGGCATTATAGATCACAAGATGATATGGCTAGAGGAAAATGGTTCTTGGCACCAACGTCCTCGTACCACTGCCGAACTGTCAGCATTCAAAAGCCAGGCAGAACTCATGGTGCGTGTCAAGCGTGATGAATTTCTGCGTGACAGTGACATCATGATCATGGCAGATCGTTGGGCAACCTACACAAACGAAACAAGGGCCGCTTGGACTCTGTATAGACAACAGCTACGTGAACTAACTACTCAATCTGGCTTTCCCTATAATTTGAACTGGCCCACCAAACCCTAATCGTACAAGCGATATAACTCAAACAACAGAATTCAATAAGGACCAATCATGAAAAAGTATCTTGCACTGATATTATTACTGGCAACCGCTTCTGCTCAGGCATGGGATCAACGTGCTCCTAATCCAGTGCAGGCCTGTGCAGTACACTCACCATACGGCTTTGCCACAGTCAAACGTGCTGTACAACCTATCTGTCGCGAAGCATATCTTGTGGCCTATGATGCTCCTGTAAAGATTCCTGCTTATGTGGCCTACACCTTATTGCCACAAAACGCACTAGGATGCTTTCCACGTACCAATGCGTTTGTTGCTGATCAAAGCATCCAAGGCGGAGCTCGTCCAGATGACTATGCCGGTACAGGTTACGACAAAGGACATGCCGCCCCCGACGGTGATCTTTCATGGAGTCAACAGGTAGAATACGAAAGTTTCTTGATGACCAATATGTATCCGCAACACGGCAGTTTGAATCGTGGCATCTGGAAACTGTTGGAAACAGCAGTGCGTGGATGGGCTGTGCAACTAAATCAACCTTACACAATCTATGTTGGTGCATTTTATGGACCGGGTGATGAGTCAATTGGCAATGGCGTTATTGTTCCACACGGCTTCTACAAGATTGTGATCAACAACACAACCAAGCAGGCAGCAGGTTGGGCGTTCCCACACACCAAACCCTATGTTAATTTAGGTAATGACTTGACCGTGTTCCGCAAGCCCATTGCAGATATAGAGAAAGTAGCTGGCATAGACTACAAGTTTCCTGCAGGTGTGGTAGAAGTTCAGCCTGGTAAAGAATGGCCTGTAGACTTTGGTGCGTTGACCAATGCCAAACGTGCCAAGTGCAAAGGCGCGGTGGACTAATGCAACAGCGTCAATTCACTAGATCAGATTTTGGTCTAGCTGAAAACGAACAGGGTTATGACAATGCCGTCCTGGATGCCAATGACCCTATCTTTCAAATAGCTCGCGGAGAAGAAGTGCCCAAGCGTAACTTTGCAGATCTTCCTGCATGGCAACAAGACAATCCACAAAATGAAAAAGCCCGGTATCAGCGCGAACATGGTATCAAACCAGGAACTCCTGCTTGGTTTGCCCTATGGGGCACAGGCGGAGCTCGTTAACCTTCGTAAGGTTCTATTCCCAAGTATTGATACCACGACGGGTGTTCAATACGCACAGGCCGACTGCGCCACTTGCTGACCAAACTCCAATACTCCGGACGATAAGGCAACACCTTGGGTTTCATGTGTGTTTTATCGCCTTTTCGGTGATTACAAGTCTTGCAGGCAGTAACAGCATTTTCCCAATTGGTACGACCACCCAAGGCACGTGGTATCACGTGGTCAATGGTCAGCTCCTGATAGTTGAATGTTTCATCACAATAGGCACAGGTAAACAGGTCACGTAGATACATGTTTTGTCTACTGAATTTGACTCGCTTTTTGTTGTTGAAGTAATGATTGGTCACAGCCACAGCAGGATAGTGTATGGTCAACGAGGCACTGCGAGCCACGTGCTGTTCGTAACTTTCTAAAATAGTTATTCTATCCAAGAAGTGCAATTTAATTGCGTGTTGCCAGTTTACTATACTCAATGGAAGTATAGAAATAGGCGTGTAGTCTTTATTGAGTAACAAGCAATTCATGTTAAATATATTTATATGGCATCACAATTAGAAACAATATTAGTCAAGCCGGCTTACCGAGCCACCAATTGGACCGAAGAGCAGATCCAGGATTTCATGCGATGTGCCGATCCTGCGACTGGTCCTCAGTATTTCTTAGACAACTACTTCTACATACAACATCCTACACGTGGCAAAATGGTGTATCACCCTTTTGATTTTCAAAAACGCTTGATAGATACTTACCACAATTACAGATTCAGTGTCAGTTTGATGCCCAGACAAACAGGCAAAACCACCAGTGCCGCCGGCTATCTGTTATGGTACGCCATGTTCAAACCCGACTCCACAATCTTAATTGCCGCTCACAAGTATACAGGAGCACAGGAAATTATGCAACGAATTCGGTATGCCTATGAGTTGTGTCCGGACCACATTAGAGCAGGTGCCACCAGTTACAACAAGGGCTCAATTGAATTTGAAAACGGCAGTCGTATTGTAAGTCAGACCACAACAGAAACAACTGGTCGAGGTATGAGTATTACGCTACTATACTGTGACGAGTTTGCGTTCGTGCGCCCTACCATTGCCAAAGAGTTTTGGACTAGTATATCACCTACACTGAGCACAGGTGGTAAAGCCATTATCACAAGCACTCCCAACTCAGACGAAGATCAGTTTGCGTTGATCTGGAAAGGCAGTCAAAAGCGTGTGGATGCTTATGGTAACGAAACTGAACTGGGTGTTAATGGATTCCGTGGATTCCAAGCTTCGTGGGACGAACATCCAGATCGCGATGATCAATGGATGAAAGATGAAATAGGTCGTATTGGCGAAGATCGTTTTCGTCGTGAACACGGTTGTGAGTTTTTGATCTATGATGAGACATTGATCAATGCCACTACCTTGATTGAACTGGCTGGCATAGAACCGGTGCTACGTCAAGGACAGGTGCGTTGGTACCAAAAGCCCACCAAAGGACACACATATCTAGTGGGCCTAGACCCTAGTCTGGGCACCGGAGGTGATCCTGCTGCCATACAAATTCTGCAACTGCCTGAGATGAAACAAATAGGCGAATGGCAACACAACAAGACACCTATACAAAGACAAGTTGCTATCCTAAGTGAAATCTTGCAGTATCTTCATGAAGTCACAGGGTCAGAAACCGATGCCTATTACAGTGTAGAAAACAATACCTTGGGCGAAGCTGCCTTGATTAGCATTGCCGAAATTGGCGAAGAAAATCTCAAAGGCATATTCCTTAGTGAACCACATCGTGTGGGGCAGCCTCGGGGACATAGAAAAGGGTTTACCACAACCAACAAAAGTAAAATTGCTGTATGCGCCAAATTCAAAAGCCTTGTTGAAAATAGAAAACTACACATTGCTAGCAAGAATTTGATTTCTGAGCTAAAGACATTTGTAGCACACGGCACGGGCTATGCAGCCAAGATTGGTGAAACAGACGACCTGGTCATGAGCATGTTGTTGTGTGTGCGTATGTTACAGACACTACAAAGTTATGATCCTCGCCTGGACGAAACCATGCGTGATACCACAGAAGAGTATTTGGAACCAATGCCCTTCATAATGACAATGGGCTAAATACACTATAATTACGGACATAACCATGCGTGAAATAGAAAAGATATCAGAAAATTTGTTTGACAAAATTCGCAGTAGATTTGAGAACATCAACATCGGTGACGAAAAAGCACAGGCCACAACAGATCCTGCCAAAGCACGATTTTTTAACTTCGACTATGTCAGCAAAGATGGACATAATTTTGGTAACGTCACAATCAGTCTGATAGACAACGACAGTCTCAAAGTCTATTATGGACAAAATATCACTGACGAACTAGATCAAGAACAACAAGACGAATGGTTTGAATTCTTACGCAATCTACGTGGCTTTGCACGTAGAAATATGTTGACCTTTGACACACGCGACATCACACGCAGTAACCTAAATATCAATGATATCAAACAACAAAGCAAGTCTGACTCGGCCTACACTTCCAGCGAAGTCAATGTTGCTGAAAGTGTAGAACAGGTGATCAACGAAAGCATGTACGGATCACGCATCAACAGCTACGAAGATCGCGGACCAGTTACCATACGTGTCAAGCACACGGACTTCATTGATCCAGAAAAGCGCGGCGCCCGTGCTAGAAAAATTGAAAGCATTTATCTTGAAACACACCGTGGTGAGCGTTTCTTGATGGATCATAACAACTTGGACTATGCCCGTGCTCAAGCTCGTCACATCAGCGAAGGCGGTGTGCTACACGATGACCGAGGACAACATATTGCCGAACTCATGAAAGAAATGGCCAGCATGAGACATTTTGTTGCAGGTGCTCGTCGTCGACAGTTCGAAGATCGAGAAACACAGGACATGGTTCACAGTGCCCTAAAGCATTACGATCAAGACAAACGCCTGTTACGTCAAATGCGTGGCGCCCGTGGTTATCGTAGTTACTTTGAATCTTGGATTCCCGAAGCTCCAGTAGAATCCACAGTGGACGTGGA